ACATAGGCAAAAAGATAGCGGGGAAATCCTAATGCCTAAAAAAGGATTTAAACACAGCGAAGAAAGTAAACAAAAAATGGGCAAATATCGTTTGGGAATTCCGCTTACAGAAGAGCATAAAAATAATATTAAAGTTGGTTTATCTCATGTTATGCAAACACCAGAATACAAAGCAAAAATGTCAAGGGCTTTAAAGGGCGTACCAAACCCCATAGATGGCTTAAATGGCGCATCAGAAACCAACCGTAATTGCAAAGATTGGTGGTTCATAAAGCGAGGAAAACACTACAGGTTTAGGTCTTTAAATAAATTTGTGCGAGACAACAAGCACCTTTTTACTGATGAAGAACTTACAGAATATGGGCCTGAAAAACGCCTTGCTCCGATATATAGGGCAACCGTAATGTTGAGAAGCTTGCACCTTTTAAAAAAGGACGGCACCCCTAAGGTTTCTAATTTTGTTTGGAACGGCTGGACTATCGGAGAAAAGTGGGAGCAGGGGTTTTATGAGGCCGAATCATTATGATTATTTCACCTTACGAGCAAGGCACTGAAGAATGGCTTGCCGCCCGATTGGGCATTCCATCAGCCTCAATGTTCTCTAAGCTCATTACGATGACAGGTAAGCCCTCTGCCAGTGCTGATGGATATATTAATCAGCTTCTTGGGGAACGGCTCACAGGCAAGTCTGAGCCTCACTATACGAGTGAAGCCATGATACTTGGGACTGAGCGTGAGCCGTTGGCTAGAGCCGATTACGAATTTATCAGCGGAAATAAAGTCGATCAGGTTGGTTTTATTCTTGATGATAGTGAAAGTTATGGGTGCAGTCCTGATGGTCTTATTGGCGAGGATGGTGGTTTAGAGATTAAATGCCCCGCGCAAACCACTCAGGCTGGCTATTGGCGCGACAAGCAATCTGGAGTAAAGAAATACTATCAGCAGATTCAAGGTTGCATGTGGGTAACAGGCAGAAAGTGGTGGGACTTCTTTTCTTATCATCCTGATATGCCTCACGTTCTCGTTCGCGTTGAACGAAATGAAGAATACATCGAAAAACTATCGGAGCAGGTTTTGCCTGCTACAAAAACTATTGAAAAAGAATTGGAGAAACGCAAATGAAAGTAGCAGTGAACTTTTCTATCGACATATCAAAACTTGATAAATCCAGGTATGTAAAAGGCAGAAATGGAGCAGAGTATGTAGACCTTACTTGCTTTATTTCGCCAGAAGAACCTGACCAATTTGGACAGCATGGCGGCATTCAGCAATCAACGACTCAAGACGAACGTGCCGCAGGTACAAAAATGGCTTATGTAGGCAACGTAAAGGCTTTTTGGGGTGATGGCGTAAATATTGTTAAAGAGGCCAGTAGTTCTAGCGTACCTCAATCTAGTGGCAATGCACCTCAATCTAGTGGGCAACCATCTTTTAGCGAGGATATACCTTTCTAAAACCAGCCCCTTGCGGTCTGGCCCAGCCGCTACCAAGTGGGCCACCTAATAAAAGGAGCGATCATGGAATTATTAGCACAAGTGATTATGACTGTTTATTTAACGCTGTTTTTTGCAGCAACTTTATTAGATATGTTTTATACATTAAGAGGTGATTATGACTGTTAAACAAGAAGTAAATGTTGACGTTAAACAAAAGTGGTGGGGATGGCATCAATTGAATCCACATTTTTATGAGATGTTTGAACGTTTTGCTTTAGCTCTTATTAATAATGGGCATTCAAATTCAAGCGCATGGCTTGTGGTCAATAGAATAAGGTGGGAAACCGCAATGAAAACAACAGGCGATGAATATAAGATTAGTAATGATTATATCGCTTACTACGCTAGGTTGTTTCATCACAATCACCCAAACCATGAAGGGTTTTTCCGCACTAAGAAGCTAAAGACTGAAACCCAAAGAGTGCAGGATCAGACTAATGAAGAATGGGTAGATGAATATGAAGTCGAAATGGAAAAAGGTGCGGCATGAATTTAGGGAGTTATTAAACAATGTTAAAGTATGTCACAATTAAAAAGTTCTCTGAATTTTCTGGCTATACTGATGATGCCGTTAGAACAAAAATTCGGGACAATGTGTTTCGGGAGGGGTTCGAATGGCATAAAGCGCCAGATGGCCGCAGCCTGATTGACCTTGAGGGATACGAATTATGGGTAGAACGACAAAGTATAAAAACGTCTACATTGCTAGTAAAAGCAGTATCGAAATTAGGTTCAGCTATCCCACGAAGTCCGATAGGCGCAAGGAGCGGATACAACTCCAGCCCACTCCCTCTAACTTAAAAAAGGCGTTTCATTTTCTTGTCAATGTCAATGATGCTATCGACAAAGGAACCTTTGACTATAGTGTCAGCTTCCCTGATTCACCTAGAGCGCAGTTATTTAAAAATAACAATATTTTAGGCAACTGGCTTGAAGGATGGCGCGAAAACCTTCCCCATCTAAAAGCATCCACACGCAACGACTATCGAAAAATCATTACTGGGCAGATAAACAACGAACCGTTTGGCCAGATTGCTTTTTCTAATTTGCACTGGGAAGAAATAAAAAATTGGGCAATGTCAAAAGACGTTTCTATCAAGACCAGAAATAATTATATGAGTGTACTTAGAACGGCTTTAGATGATGCTGTGGAAGACGGCCAGATAGATTTTAATCCAATGATAGGCCGCAAGCTAAAGCAGAGAAGTGTTCGTGTAAAGCGCGACCGAATAGACCCCTTCACATGGGCAGAGAGAACCGCAATATTAAGGTCTGCGGAAGGTCAATTTGAGCATATGGTGGATTTTGGATTTTGGACAGGCATGAGACCAAGCGAAATTATTTCTTTAACTTGGGAAAAGGTGGATTGGATCAACAAGACAATTCGCGTTGACCAGGTAATGACTCAGTACTCAACAGAAGAGGAAGAACCAAAAACTTCTAGGTCAATTAGAGATGTTGAGTTGCATGGCCCTGCCTTAGAGTCGCTGCTGGCCATGAAGAAATACACCTTTTTAGAGGACAGTTTTATTTTTCGCAACCCTAATGACGGCAAACAATGGAAAGGTGATTCCCCTATACGCAAAAAATGGAAGACATTACTTAAAAGGGCGGGTGTTAGATACCGCTATCCGTATCAGATGCGACACACCTATGCGAGTACGGCATTACAGGAAGGTGAAGATTTGGGTTACATTTCGGATCAGCTTGGTCATATCGACAAATCTTTTACTTTAAGAACCTATACACGATTCATCAAAGGCAATAATATCGATAGGGGAAAGAAGCTAGAAGACGCATTTAAAAATGTGGCCAAAAATGTGGCCAAAATCACCCTAAACAACCCCAAATAACCCCAAATGTGGCCAAAATAAAAATATAAGTCATTGATTTTATTAGATATATTGGTCGGGACGGCAGGATTTGAACCTGCGATACTCTTATGTAAATCAATAACTTATGGCTGATGTGGCCAAAATGTGGCCTAAAAATGAAAATAACTACCAATAAGCCACCTCGATCTAGTGGCAAGATTTACTTTTTTACCTTTGGCTTTTTCTTTGGCTTTACTACTTTTTTGTATCCCATGTGACCACCTCGATCTATGAAATTAGTAACACCAACACATAGCTGGAGTCTTGCGAATATCAACATGAACAAACGTCTTAGCTACACCTACTGACATTCCCATTGCTGATGCGTGTTTGACAAGTGCAAGGCGTTGTGACCCTCCTGACACTCGAATATCTGCGGCAATTCCTTTTGTATGCATTCCGCCACCATTGGGTTTACGTTTCTCAACGCTATGATCTTTGCTTCTGTAGCCACTTGTAATGATAAACGGAAAACCACAGGCCGCTCTTAATTGATCTAAAGCGTGTATGAAATCAACAGATATTTCGTTCTCTCCGGTTTCTTTACAATCAAAGTCTTCTATCTTAAAGTATTTAAAATCACTCATTTTTCTCTCTGAACTCCTTTAGTCTTTTCATAAGATCGCATTGCACCCATACCCAGCATTCCCATTAAAACAGGGGTTAATAAAGATGGGTCAACCGTTGGAACTTCAAACCAAATGCCTAAAATTTGCGAAATTATTACATTGTATAAAAGGCCAACTCCGCAAATCCAGCCGACAAACGGCCTCCAGCCAGCAACAAATAAAGACTTGTGTGCAGCCTCTACCGCATTGACGGCTAACTGCCCTTTAGCTAACTCTTGAGCATGTTCATCGGCCATTGTTGCTAATTTATGAGCAAGAGCATTCTTTTGATCTTTGTCCTCAATAAATTTATCTAAAAGTCCTGTCACTGGGCCAATTAATGCTTGCAGCATTTTAAATCCTCACTTTAAAGGGTTGCTTAAATAGTCCATTGCAGACCACAAATCCTCAACTTCTCTTTTAATAGTTACAACTCTTGCTTCAAATCCAGTAACTTTTTCCGTCACTAACTCAGCTTT